TGGGCACCTCATAATATTTTGGAACAAAGGCGAGATACAGTGCTTATTAGTTAATCCTAGATCTGCCGCGCACGGTTTGAATTTGCAGTTTGGTGGACATAGAATTGTTTGGTTTTCGCCGATACACTCTAATGAATTAACTAATCAACTTAATAGTAGACTGCCCCGCCGTGGTCAACAGTCGCCAAGCGTGTACATAGACTATCTCATAACCGAAAACACAATCGAACAACGGATCTATAATACCAGGCTAGGCCACTACAAATCTGAACGCGAATTTATAAATGCTATGCTGTCCTAGCCTGTGTTGCGCCATTTGAAAGCGGCGGGTATCACACCCGGCGGCACTGCTCTATTTATAGGTGTGTTGTCTAACTGCAAATACCCATCATGTATTAAATCGTTTACGCTCTCCCCCGCTTTAGCGAACTCTATTAACTCATGACTTATATCACTAACCGGATCTAGTAATATTATCTGTTTATCAGTTAGGTCGTTCCGTATGTACGGATGCGGTAATAGGTATTGATCTCTGTTTTTCATTTCCTGATCGATCAACACATACTCCCAGTCAGCCGTGTTATGGGCCTGTACCAACTCCCGAAGTTTACCTGGATCACGTTTAGCTTCTGCAATTGTGAAAGGTAAACCTTTTTTAACTTTTTTAAATTTACGTCCTAGCTTATCCGTGAAGTCTGGCATGGTGTTAGTTGGCCCGTTGTACGCCCAAACCGGATCGGGCGATACGGATATTCCACGAATCTCGTTACCGTGCATCATTGCAAATATAAAAAGCCCTGCATCACCATCACCTAGATCATATGGTGGCGACCCGCTTATGTAGTATGATCGAAGATAACTTAACGCACCACTGTGCCCTGTTTGGTGCGTGATATACACTGTTTGATACGTTGCGCTAGTAGTGCCCTGGCTGCTAGGGAAACCGACCGTAGAATTCCAGCTAGCGTTGTTAGATTTATGTTGAAACCACAGTGTATACGAACCACCAGTGGGCACCACGGCGATCGGGAACGTTGCATTAGTGCTTACCTCATGGATCCCCTCTTTTATCTCCGCTTGTGCTACTACGTTAATTGCTATCTCCGCAGCCCCAACGCCATCAGTTGCAATCTCAGACTGCCCTACCGCGCTGGCTGCTATCTCGTCGCTGGATACACCGTTTGTTGCAATCTCAGCTTGACCGACACTCCCGTCAACAATCTCGGCGCTGGATACACCGTTTGTTGCGATCTCAGCTTGACCGACACTACCATCAACAATCTCGGCGCTGGATACACCGTTTGTTGCGATCTCGTTCTGGCCTACCGCGCTGGCTGCTATCTCACTTGTTCCTACGGCGTTTGCTGCAATCTCTGTGTTCGTAACAGCGTCAGCCCGGATAGTCGCCGTAGTCACGGCCTCAGCGCCGTTTGTCTGCTCAAGTGCGGCAGTTTGTATTTTGGGTGCGCCTGACGCACCCTCAGCCAACGCTAAAAAATTATCTTGATTTTGAGTCATCTTCGTGCTAGTCAGCAACGAGCCGAACGAGTACGATAAACCTGTCCAAGTAGCCACGAATATTACTCCCTTACTCAGCTAGCCCATGTGTAGCTAGCACATTAAACACTGTTGCCGCATCAGACCGCAATTTATGCAACGCTTTGGTATCCCGTTGCTTAGCCACCTCCTTTTGTTTGGTGATAGCCGCTGCCGCTTCACGTTTCTTCCGTACCAAATCACTTTTATCTAACTTAATGATAAATTGGTCCTCAGTCTCACCTTGCAAAGATATCGCATAATTCATAACTTTTTGTAAGCACTCAGGGCATAAACTCATTTCGTGCTTATCACCTTCAACAGTTTGCACCCCTTGAATAGCACCCCAATGTGGGAACCCTAAGCCGTAGCTTTCTTCGGTATAACTTGCCGGGCATACATCACATTCAATAGTTCGTTTCATTGCCATGTCTTAGTCTCCTATAAAAGCGGATTGTTAGATTGATCTAATAATCCTAACGTTGCGTGATCAAGTCTAAAAGCATCGCTGAATCTAGAGTTATCTAGGTCAATGCTCATGCTTAACGTATCTAAATTAAGCTCATACCCCATAAGCCGGAATGCGCCACCAAATTCGTCTAGTTGATCGTCAGTAATTTTTATCGTATCACCTATCTGTTGGTACACTGGCGCTAATGTTGTTTTGACTTTGTACTGTTCATACGGTTCAGCGTTAGTGAATATAAGCCGTTGCGCCATGTTCAATGTGCTCTGACTGTCGACGTACCATATAGTCCGATCTCTTAATAACTCAGTATGCAGCCCGAACGAATTAACGCTAGACGTATTCTGGTCGAACGCCGCGATTTTCCAATAGTTAGAATTAACGTCGTAATCGCCGTACACATATTGTCTGTTTAATATTTCCGCATCATCGATCAACAAACTCGCGTCTATTATTTGCGGGTTATCTAAAACTACTTGATCACTACTCGCTTCCGTCCATCTATAAAAACGTAGTTTTCCATCTTCTTCAATGATGGATGAATCTGTATACCTACCTAAACGTTGTAGCGCATCAGCTACTTTTACACCATCATATAGCGCATGAACTAATACGGTGTTGTCACTGAATATGGCCGACCATTCAAGGAAAGAACTGTAGTCTATGTCTGGGTTACTTGTACTTTCTACTGCGCTAAAACCACCATGAGACGTGCATACATACCACGCCAAATCAGAAACTAAGTAGTTAGATCCAGTATAGTCTACCGGATTATCGTTAGTACCGATCAGCTTTTCAGCAAACGGTTTTGTTTTGTCCATCAGTGTTATCGCTACCGCGCCCCTGCTAAAACTTAACTTCTCGATAGTGCCGCTAAACATTTCTATAGTTTCTTCGCTGCCAACTGCGTGAGTTATGCCTAACTCCACTTTACACTGAGTATTAAGAAATGTTTTATCTGCCAGCATGAAGTTAAAAGTTTTATCTTCATTGGCTACCGTAAGCGTCATATCCTTTGGTCTGATCTGATTCCACTGTCTTTTAATTTTAGGCCACTTGGCGACGAACGCTGAATAGTCGCTTGTGCCAATTGTGAACTTACGCAACGGTGCAAAACAATTGCTTGATACACCATCGACAAAACTACTAGATACACTATAAGGCATATTAGAAAGTCCTCAACTCAATAACGCCTTTATACAAGCCGTCATACGGTTTAACTTTTTCGTTGATAGGTGGGTTAGTGTTTACTATTTTGGCGGTTATCTCAGCTATACCAAACTCAGAAAAGACTACCGTTACAGCGTCCTGGCCAGCCCACCAGCTGTTGACATAGGTGGCCTCTTTACTATTGAGAAAAATAACTGGCACCGAATACGCCTGATAGCTCCCAGTTGGATAAGTTACTAAACCACCCCTGGTTCGATGTTCACGTTTTTCTATCGCGCTTTTATCTTTAAACCCTGCAAGCACCGGCATGTCCAATTGATCAGCACTGTTTGTATATATCAACATCAAAATGTTTCCAGCACGATTAACCCGCCAAACCTATCTATGTTTTGTGGCATGATGGTGTGAATAGGTGTAGTGGTATTAGTTATTTTAACGTTGTAGCTATCCAATGAATGCACTAACGTCAAAGGCGCAAAGCTCGACCACCAGCTATTAACAACGCTTTTAAACGCCGAATCAACCCAACTAACATTTATACTGAATCTGGTGTAATCGTTATACACATAGGATTTAAAATTACCAGTATCTAGTTCGTGCCTATACCCTACTATAGCCGACTGGTTAACCGAACGATCCTCGTTGACAATCACATCATTACCGCTACTAATGTATAAAAGATATGGCACCGTCTACCCCGTTGATAATTCTGTTATGCTGCGTTGGCGAACCCCTAGCCGATCTAGCCCATCAAGTGCGGGGATGATCTTATCTTCAATTAGGTTTCTTAGTTCACTCTGATCCATATTTTCTAAGCCCCCACCAGAAGCGTCGATACTGATATTAACATTTTCTATTACCGTTCTAGCACTGTTATCTGTAGTATTAGTAGTGTTCAACGCTTGTACTATTTGTGAATTCTGCCGTGCACTAATAACACGCTCACCACGTTCCAACATATACGATCCGGTACGTGGTACATTATCCACACCATCGTGAAACTGTCCAATAAGCTTTTTAACGCCTACTAACGCCGCTGCTGCTGCCGCTGGTGCCAAACCAGGCCCAACAATAGGTATTGCTGAAATAGACTTATATGCGGCTGCTGCTGCGCGTAGTGCTAAACTTAAACCCTCTTTGGCATGTTGTGCGACAAGAGTAGCGAGATACAGCGCACTTGTAGCGAGTGCCTCAGCGCGTTTAGCCGCTTCTACCGCAACAAACTTGGTGAACGCTGCCGCACGTTGAGCATTTTCCAATGCGAAAGTTTTTACTGTTTCTGCACGTTCCAACACGTGCTCTTTCAACATAGTAGTGCGCTTCTTAAGCGTATCATTTATGAACCGTTGCATAGCTTCAGAATCGTGTAACTTTTTAAGCGCGTTAGTTGTCAATTCTTGCAGTCTGAATTGTACGTGCATGGATATGTATTGCGCGGTAGCCTGTTTTAAAACATTCTTAAGACTGGCCCCTAAGTCCTCACTAAACACAATCGCATTACCGATAGCTTCGCTAGTGCCGTCGATCACTGTGTTCATGGTGTTGAGCATGTTATCGGCTAGAACTTGGATCTCCGTTCCGCGCTGAGTAAAGAACAACGAATATTTTTCGTTTAGCGTAGACAGAAATGCGTTATGTTGTGCATCCTGCGTATCCAAACCTTTTTTATTCTCTACAATACCGAAGCTTTTTAAGTTTTCTAATTGTGCTTTAGCCCTTGCGTTAGCATCTTTAAAGTTAATACCTAAACCTTCTGCTATAGTACCACCAACATCTTCAAACGTTGTCTTGTATGATTCACTTATAGCGCCGACAGTCTCTAATGCTCCCGCCTTAACTCTACCAAAATGTTCAGTTGCCCTAGCAAATAGGGCATCGCTTAGATCGGGTACTTCCTCTTTAGTAAATATGCTCTTAATGGAATTGATAACATCGCCAGCACTGTCACGTATAAACTTTGCGTTGCTAGTGAATATGGTTATTATGAACTCGCCTAGTGCTTTATAGACATTAATAGCATTAACACCAAACGATTTAATGATGCTTGTTGCGCCTTCAGCAAACCCCCTTACAGTCTCGATACTAAACCCGTTAGTTACGCCATCTTTTATTTTATTAAATATATCTATTGAAACTATGCCTAGAGTCGCAACACCCTCAACGCCAGCCATGACAAACGCTACTATGCGCTCACGATTCCGCGCTATTAGATCGGCAGTACCTTCTAACGCCGTTGTGAACAGTGGTGCAAACTCATTACTAATTGCCTGGGACAACCCTTTCATAGCGCCTTGTGTATCTGTAAGCGCATCTTGAAACCGTGTAGCGTTAGCCGCTGCTTGACTATTTATGACTAAGCCGAGAAACTCAGCACGTTTAGCTAACCGCTGCATCTCTGCTGAACCCTCTGAAAGCATCTGAACCATTGCGGTTCCCTCAGAGTCAAACAGTTTAAACGCTATACGCAAACGATCACTATCCGATTCTAACGTCGCCATACGATCGGACAGCGTCGTTAATTGATCGTCTAGTGGTAACTGTGCAAACTTCTCAGCTTCAATACCCAGTTCAGCCAATGCAGGTTTAGCTTCGCCTAAACCTTTAGCAGCTTCACCTACGCGACGCTCCATACGCTGAACGGCCATGTTGAACGTTTGCGTAGATAGGCCCGATCTATCGGCAACAAACTGATACGCTGACAAATCTTCAACCAGTTTACCGATACGCGTTGAAAATTTAGCGGCCTCATCTTGTCCGGCAGTCATCTTAGTAGTCAGCGAAAACGCTGCCGTACCTGTAGCGATAAATGCACTAGCAGTTGCAGCCAAGCCAGTAGTTATACCCTTTAACGCTTTAGCATACTTATTATCACCTACGATACTAAACTTTATGTCATAGTTTCTTGGCATTCTCTCGCGCCTCTTGGTTCTTAATCACTATCTTTTGACCGGCTATGATGTCGAACACTGTATTGATAAAGATATACTCGTCAAAAACACTGTCACTCCCTACAAATCCACACCTAACGTATGTAACACCATTAAAGTAAAAGCATTGATCGAACCACCTACTAAACAACTCCGCACCGATACCGCAAAAGCTGAATGGTTCGACTATGCTGACTCCTGAAGTTTGTCGGCCGAAATAGCTTTTGACTTTTTTATGTTGTCCTCCGTTAAGAATGCGTGATTGAGAAGTTTGTAAGCGATATCTAAAACTAGTGGATGAAAGTAGCTATAAGAAAACGCTACTTTAAAATCTAGTTCGTTGCCGTTGCTGTCAGTTAGCCCCGTTACCTGTTTAACTCTGTTAACTACTACAGGTAGAGCCGACGCCGACAGTTCCGACAACACAGCCGGACTAAGGGTAACCGTGTTACCATCACCATCGGCGTCGACTTCACTACTCAGTTCGGCGAGCTTACTAGCGTCAGTTATTAAGGGTTGTAACGCTATCAGATCATTTTCTTTTAATGGCTCCATGACCACCGTTAGCTCATCGCTATCGAATGTTAATGTTTCTGTAATCTCTAAAGTAAAGCCGCTCATGTCTTAGTCCTTTCTAGTTAATGTAAATTAATATACCGCTTGTGTATTCCAAATCCTACAATCAAACATCGCCGCCGAATCGACCGAATATTCAGCCTCGCCAGTAAAACCGACTTTTATTAACCCCGGCCCTGTGTTTAAAGGCTTAAAGTCGGTATATCTGAAAGCGGGTAATATCACCTGAAAACGTTCGTTATATCCTGACTGAATCTGCGTAGCACTGAGAAAATTAATAACTATTTTTTCAGTGTTGTAGCCAACAAACTTCTGAAACTCTGTCTGATTCGTATAAATCAAAGTCCCAGAAACTTCAACGCTTCTAAAATCCGACCGCTTCAAATATCTAGGATATTTCTTAGTATCGTGAGTGTAAGTAGCTTCAATCTTTTCATCAAACGTGATGCTTAATTCTTCAATCGATTTAATGATGCTGCCGCCAAAATCTAAACTTGATGCACTGTATACCACCGCTTTGTTAGTGGGTAGTGGTGCGCCTATGTGCGACTGCTGAGAGTACCGACCACCTACGTATTCAGCCGAGCATTTAAGTAGCTCGTTATTAGCGACGCTTATAGTCAGAGACTTACCGACCATATCACCGTATAAGTGAGCACTCCCACCATCGCTCAACTGTTTAACTACAGTTACCGGCCTATTGGCTGCGCGGCTGTCGAAGTCTGTGTTCCTATCTAAATGCCTGTGTTCATAAACCGATCCAGAATTTACTATAGTTAATGGATCACCTAAAACACTCTTAACCACCGCACCTAGTGTGAGCATGTTTATTTCAGCATTAAACCCGCCTTCATTAGCGTTTTTGCCTTCGTGCATACCACCAGGACTGAACCGCCCATATGCGCTTTGCTCCTTAACTGTCTCCTTAGTTAGCGCAAAACTTTCATCAATATGAGGTATCCAATACACGCTTTGCGTTAATGTTTCACCCATACTGTTTTGAAAACAGATCCCTAACTGAGTGTCTTGTCCGTATGCCATTGTATCAATCTCCCGTTAAAAGGTTAGTGCGTAATTGTTACGCACAGTAACGTCGTATGACCTACTAGTTACGTTATCGAAAGCAGCCATACCTTGAAATGCAACTTTAATCAAACCCGGCCCCTGATTAACTATAGGATACTCAGTAAATCTAAATGCACGCACATTCACATCTATGTAACCTTTATAGCCAGACTGAACTTCTGTTCGCGATTCCGTAAAGGCCCTTAGCACGTGCTCTGTTTGGTTAATGAAATCATTAAACCTAGTCTGATTAGTGAACACCATTGTGCCGCTAACCTCTACCGATCTAAAACCCTCGCGCTTAATATGCCGTGGTGTTTGTGAGCCATGCAAAGCGCCGTGCGCCGCCATAGGTTCATTAATTGTTATACTCAATTCTTCCATTTCATCGAAGCCAACCGCGCTGAACGTTATGCTTGTTTGATCCCATAGCGTTTGAAGTCCTGCAATACCAGTCGATCCGACATTAGTGTTTCTGGAAAAACCTTTTCCTAAATAGTTAGCGCTGATTTTAAGCAACTCACCGTTGGCGTAGTTGAACGTTAACGATTGTCCTACCGCATCATAATATATATGAGAACTACCGCCATCGTTAAAACGTTTTATTATAGATACCGGGCGACCAGCAAAGAATTCATCGAAGTCGCTAGTTCTAGGTAGGAACGTGTGCCTCTTCATGGATCCGGACGTAACTGTTGTGGCATCGTTGATAACCGATTGACACAACACCCCAACCGTTCGCAAATCAGCTTCGCACTGTATGTCGCCGCCTACACTCTGCCCAACTTCGTATAAACCGCCTTGATCAAAAACACCCCGCGCATTAGATTCTGATATCACCTCTTTAGTTAACGTGATAGAGTCCGACAAATGCGGTATCCAGTACGCGCTACTTGCGTGGATAGTCCCGCCACTGTTTTGAAATGCTATACCTAATTTAATGTTTTGGCCGTATGTGTCAGACATTTTAAAGTCTCCCTTCGCAATTAATAGTTATAATTGCTTCCTGTTTAAACTGACTTTCGTTCTTCGTATTAAACGACTTAGCGACGTTATACCCTAGTATATGTGCCACTGTGTTATTCAAACCTTTGTCTCTGTCGATAGCGTTTATGATTGCGGATACAAGATTGTTTAACTCCATTTCGGTCTGCCGTCCTGTCACATGCGTTATGGCTTGAACAAATACTATAGGATCGTATCTAAAACCCATATTGCTACCTACTGGATAATACGATAGCTCACCGGGCACCACACAAACCCACCGGCTTCTGGAACTATCGCTGTTGATAACCTCCGTTCTAACAATCTCAGGATTGAAACTACGAACCGTCAGATCGCTTTCAATAATGTTTTCGATAGCGTCTAGTATTACAGACTCATTAATAGCAATCATTCGTTAACAACCTGCTCTATGTATTCTTCATACATCTCTAAAATTTCGTCACCGACCTGATTAACTGTCGGTATCAACTGTCGTCTAGGTAAAGCACCGTGACCCTCATGATGTTTCTTTGCGTATGGCAAGTTATCAAACTTACCAATCTCTGATCCCACTCCCGCCGTGTTGCTATCGCTGAACGGTACAAAGCTACGCCTAAGCTGCCCAGTATCCTGTAGCACCTTAGCCGATGAATCTAGTTGTTTAGTTTCTGTCCGCTGACTTCTAGGTAATGGTCTGCCGCCAAGCTTTAGTTTCTGCCAACCCCCAACTTTACCGCCTTCGGTTTTAAAGTTAGTGTCGACCCATTTTAACAGATACACAGATATACGCTTGTGCAAGCGCTTTCGATCCTGTTCGTCTAACTTTTTATCAAGCCGTTTAACCTTGTCTTGAAATGCTTTTAAGTCTCTGCTGTTAACTTTAATCTCTGGCATTGCTTATGTCCTCCAATTGATCCGGATCGATATATTGATCCTCTATTGCATCCATATCGAACACTGGCGTGTAGTTCTCTGTGCTCGAATATACAGCACCGGAAATTTCACCGCCGCTCACAACTTCGCCACCGCTATCAACCATAACTGCTTTACCACTTAGTAACTGAGCTATGCGGTCGTCAACCACTTTTTTAAGCTGCTCATATTTCTTTTTATCTGTTCTGTAGAGTGCACGTACATAAGTTAGGTCAATGGTTAGCACTTTAACAGTGATATTCGTTGACGCGAACGGTACTGTGTATTTACTCCCTAACCTGGAATTGATCTCTGCTTCTGCATACGATATCAAGTTTTCTATTTCATCCTCTTCCCTGTTGCTGTTTATATCAGGGTAAGACTCTACAACGTCATCCCAGTTAGCATACATGCCCATATCAACTTACCT